TGTAGAAGAAATTCGTGATACTGGTAAGACCAAATTCACTGAGAAAGCATCGTGTATATGTCAAAAATTTGAGATTTTTAATTGTTATTCGTTGGATCCTCTTGAGCGTCAAAAAATGTACGAAAAATGTCGTGATTTTTTTATATTGCAGCAAATGATGTATTACATTGCTCAGTCAGTTCAAAAAGATAGACAGTTAATTGAGCGAGGAAAATGTATTAAGATAGGTATGAAGTTTTTCTTTGGTGGTGCATTAAAATTTGCAGAGCAAATGAAGTATGATGATCCTACTATGCATTTTTTTGATGGTGATTTTAAAGCATTAGATACTACCATAAATAGGGTATTATTAGAGTTATATTCTTCACAGGCAGCAGTTTATGTTAGTAAGCAGTCACCACATTATGCGATTTTTATGTATTTGTTGCAAGTGGCTACTGAGAATTTATCTGTTAAAGTTGTCCATATATTTGCTCGAATATGGAAAATCATTTTTGGAACTATGCCATCTGGAGCATATGAGACTTCTCATGGTAATTCGTGGATAGTTGCGTTATTATGGTTTAGTTATACAATATATGTGGAAATCATGACTCCTCATAAATCAGCGTTAATTGAGGAGACATATCAGTCTGGTAGGATGCAATTCCCAGTATATGGTGATGATCATGTTTCAGCTATAGGATCAGAAATCAGTGATGTCATTAATGAAGAAGGATTTGCTAAGTTTGTTAATATTTTCTTTAAAATGGAAATTAGAAATATTAGGTCAAGGATCCCATTTTTAAGTGTTCCTAATGAACATGGAGGCTTAAAAATAAGAGGAGTTGTGTTTTTAAAACGATACTTTATTGCTCGCACCGCTGAATTTCCTGAGTGGATGCCTGCTGTGTTACCGTATAAGCATATTGATGACTTTATGGTAAAGTTGGCGTGGGGGAATAATCCGCGATTGACGTTAGCAGACTATGCAATTGCCAGTATAGGGTTAGCATATGATAATATGGGTACAAATCATCGTATACATGATTTATGTTTACATATGTTTCAATTTTGTGTTTCGGCTGGTAAGTTTAGTTCGATGGACAGTTTAATAGCATCCTTTTATCGATTTGGTGGTATGGAGAAGAAAGAAATAACTAGAATTAGTAGAAAGGCAGGTATTCCAATTGAAACGGTGTTGAATGGGTTTCCTACATTGCATCAATTATATGAAATGCATCGTCCAGATAAGACTAGGGTTAATTTTACTCCGGATTTTGGGCGTTATAATCCTGAAAATGTTAAACATTGGGAAGTATAATTAAATTTAGATATTTGATAGGAATAATGACAGTATATTGTTTTCAACAATAATAATA